TGCATAAATGCTAGGTTATGCGCCTTGACTACCAAACATTCCGAGCGGATCGCTCCATCCAAAGCTGTAGCGCTCACGACTCTTATAGCGTACATTCCCTGTATCGAAGTCTCCGTCCATCGAGTTCGACAAAGGTGTACGAATAAAGTGCTTCATGCCGTTTGGAACGTCGGTAGTCAAATACCAGCCGTTTGTGTCGGTCAAGAAGTGGTTGATCGTATAGCCTTCAGGGATCGAACCGTTGTTCTTCAACGCGTTGATATCGTTGTCGTTAGTACCAACACGGAGGCTGGTTTCTAACAGACGAGTAGCAACGAACTGGAGAGCTGAAGGAACAATCAGCTTACGTGGTTTAGCAGCGATCAACAGATCACGTTCGTCTGTCCAAGCAGCGATTTGAATAACTGCGTTTTCCAACGAAGTTTCATTCAAGTCAGCTTGAGTAGACGGTGTGTTGCTGTTAGTGCCACCGGAGACTAAAGGGTGTGCTGTTGAGAACAGAGCAACGCCATCGCCACCAGGGTAGCTATTGGAGAAGCCGCTATTAAGAACGGCAGCAGCTTTAACCTGCTTTGTGTACGACATCGCACGAGCCAGAGCCTTGGTGTAACGAGCCGACAGTGAGTCGTACAAGTTATCCTCGATGGCCTCTTCGGTCAGCGAGAAACCAAGAGCAATGGTTTCGTGGTTGTATCGAGCGGTCCAAGCTTCCTGCGCATTGTCATATGCAATTGCAGAGCCTTCGTTCTTGACTGGAGCAGCCGAGAAACCCGAAAGTTTTGTTTCCTCTTCGAAGGAACGCTCAGAGGTCTCTGTTTCGTAGATCTCTTTGTGCTCTTCGCCGTAGCGAGCGTACTCCATGCCGAACAAAGCGTTCAAGCCGGGGAGCAGTTCTTTAAGTAGTTGTGCGCGTGAAATAGCCATTATTTAGCTCCTTAGCTTACACCAGTGGTGTTGTTGTACTGATGCAGGTTGATCTTAACGATAATTTCTGGATAACCAGTAGTAGTCGCTGTATCAGGAACAACATCAATTACGCGAAGTGCGAGCAAGTTGGAAGTATCTTCCGAGCCAGCCAGCGCCGAAATGGTCGAGTCACCGGTAGCAGTAGAACCGCCACTGCCCAAGTCCAGAGAAATGTTGTAACCGATAGAGACGATAGTCGTAGAGTTAACTACGATGCTGTTTGCATCGGTAACAACGATCTTGAACGCAGCCATAGGATCGTCAACAATAATAGCTTGTGCGTCGGTAATGGCGGGGTTACCGGGCCAATACTGGGCAAAAGTCAGTTGCTTGTTAGTAGGGTTGGTATAAGAGCAGCCCAGAAATACACCGACCATGCCAGTTGGCGTGGCGCTAGTGATCCGAGTTACCTGACCAGCAGACAGTTGAACCAAGTCACCGTTGTAGATAGCCGGAGCAGTGTTGGCAATCGCAAACTTGCGAGTGGCACCTGCGTAAGGCAGTCCATCAATACGGTTAATTGGCTTTAGCCCGTAGGGGGCGCTTACAGTTGGATAAGCCATGTTTAAACTCCAATAAATTATTTACCAGAACCAAAGGTCGTTGAGGACTTCTTCTCGTTGAAAAGAGGCATACGCGGATCGCTTTGGCGCATGAGGTTGTTGTCTACAGCAGTCATCTGGTCGTTTGCTTGTTTCTGGTAGTGCGCATTGCGCTGTTCCACAAACTCGACCGGGGTCTTGCACAACATCAACCCACCAATCACAACGGTGTCTTTACTAGACCCGTCGGAGTCCAAATGCAAATACAGTTCAGGATGTTCAGATGCCTTTACAGGCTCCCAACCTTCACGTCGTTTGGCAGAGAGATTAATAGGATCTGGCGAGTTCAGTGTTGCAACACGAACCCAACGAAACGCATAACCCGGCTCAGGATCTGGCGTAGGCAGCAATTCGGGGGGTGCCCACGATGCCTTACGTTGGCCTTTGGCGCGGTTTTCGAGCTCGCGGCTCAAACGGGTTTCACTAACCATTATCTATTCTCCTGTTGTTCAGCAACCTTTTTGGCGTAAAGTTCCAGAGGTACACCTAAACGTTTCGCTATTGCTACCTGCGAAGCACTTAACTTTACCTTCTTGGGCGACGTGCTACGTGTAGCTGGTGCTACAACGGTAGCCGGTTTGGCACGGGGTGAAGCCTGTTGAACGGGCTCTTCCTCGGGATCATCCTGATTTTCTTGGCTCCTGAAATACTCAGGGAAGGTGTTTCGCAGACGGGTATCAAGTTTCTGATAATACTCATCTGTTCCTGCATAATTCTGTCCGTACTGCTTAACAAGGGCGGAGTGCACGCCAAGGGCGGTCGCGCTCATAACAGTATGGTCGTCATTACTTTCGTCCCCGTACCAAGGATTTGCAGACATCCACTGCTGGAGTCGGTCGTTGGAAGGTTGGGGCCTTTGAGGCGGACTATACTCGGGTTTTTCATGTACTTCAATAGGTCTAAGGTTTTCAGCCTTGTCAAGCTTTAAGGTCGCTGCTGCAATCTTAGCCTGAGCATCCGTTACGGCATCAACGTCCCCTTGCTCATAAGCGTCTTTATAGCTCTTTTTGGCTGATTCCAACTCAAGCTGAGCCGCAGATTTGCCTTGTTCTATAAAGATCTTTGAGCCGTCAGACAACTGTTGCTGAAGGCGTTTATTCTCTTCAAAGACCTGTCGGGCGAAGTCTTCCGCAGCTTGCCGCTCACGTATGGCCTCATCTTTAGCACGGCGCTCGTCATGATAGCCTTTTGTAAACTTTTTTAGCCGTTTTTGGACTTTTTCGTCATACGAAGCCAGTTCGTCCTCAGTAACTTCTTCTGGCGGCTCGGCCATGGGCTTACGGCCACGGTCTTGAATCGGAGTGTCATCAACGATTTCAAGATCAAATTCTGAGTCGTCTGACGCTGCTTTGTTAACTTTTTCCTCGGACTTAGGCTTAGAATCTACCTCGTCCGGGAACTCAAACTCTGTAAGTTCCATCTTATTTGCCATTGTCTACTCCTTAAGCACGTGTAATACCACGGGGGTCTTGGACAACTGCCTCAACCGTATCGTCGTTAATCAGCCGGAATTCCCGACCATGAATCTTCAAGCGGGTGCCTGAATTGGGGCGGGCCAGAACAAAGTCGCCTTCTTTGCACCAAGGGCCGGTTGGAAACTTCTCCGTATCCTTGTAGCAGTCTGGGCCCAGCTTAACTACGAAGAACACCGTTGCCAGTACTTCCTCGAACCGACGGGTTTCATCCGCCTTAATCAAGCCGCTGTCGTACGCTTCTTCTGCTTCGGGAAGCGCCACAAGGATGTGATACCCCGAGGGTTCAGGCAGTTGCTTCGCTTTCTCGTCTGCGGTTTTGTCCATAATTGCGGACAGGTCTACAGCTTGAGATAAGTCAACAGCACTATTCATCAGATTTCTCCAGTCTATGCACGAGGTCTTCTAGGATTTCCGTAGCCAGTGCTAGACCCCGGATGACTCCGGCTACGTGTTTATACTCTTCAAGACTGCCTGCTTTGCCTTCGGCAAGAAACTCAATGCGTGACTTCTGCTCTTCGGTGAACTTAGTTTTTAAGTACCCAAGGACTGTTTCTTCTTTCATTTATTTTTTCTCCTTTGGCCTTTGAGCCGCTGGTTGTTGTGCACGATTAGCCTCTCGGCGATCCTTAGCCGCTTGCATTCCAATCTTCACACCTTCTGCTTGCATGCGCGAGGTCAACTCATTTTTAGCGTGCGTGGCTTTTGCGCCTACCTGCATACCAGCGATCTTTTCTTGTGCAGCAATGCGAGACTGTTCAACTTGTAGCTGTTGCTGTTTAAGCTGGGCATCAACCATATCCTTTTGCATCTTGCGTTGAATCTCCTGCTGTTTAAGCTGAAGCTCTTGCATTTGCATCTGGACAATCGGATCTTGCGCGGCTTCCTGTGCTTGTTGCTGCGCTGCCTGTTGTTGGTTCTGCATAAGAAGGCGTTGTGCTGCCTGAGCCGCCATCTGTGCAACCTGTGCTGCAATTTCCGGAGGCATATTTTTATTCTGCTCTTCAGTTGGCAACGTAACACCCAACGCTTTTTCAATATCTTTGCGGTACTGAAAGCCTAAGTGCTCATTGACGTGCGCCATACCAGCAGCCATTATTGCGTCTGCCATCGGGTTACCTTGCATCATCTGTTGCAACTTGGGGTCTTGTACTGCCGCCATGTGTACAGCAATATGAGCCTCGTGGTCCTGCTCGATGAACGCTTTAACCGGTTTACCTTTCAGGATGTTTTGATTCTCCGTAACAGGATCAACTGGTGTCTGGTCATCTTCTGTAGGCACAAGCTTAGCTGCGTTCTTCACACCCAACACCTCGATCATCTGACGGTGCAGTAGTGGGAGGTCATACAGTTGCGGTGCCTGTTGCGCGAGTTGAATCACTGCCTGATATTGCACAATCTTTTGCGCCATGGTGGCCGCGTTCGGATCAGACACAGGAATAATATCGACGTGGTCGTAGTCACTACGCTTGACTGCGCGAGAACCATCTAACGGTTGGTAGTCATACTCCGCCGGTGTGTAGTCAGCAATGATGGACTTCAACAACTTAAACTCAATCCGCATTGCGTAGTGCAGTCGCGCTTGTACCGCTGTACTGATCTTTAATGTACGCTCAAGAATAGCGAGTGTAGTACCCACCGGAGCCTGAGTGCTCATATCGCTGACGTTAATGTCACCAGCAGACGCGAAGCTACGACCTTCCTGAATAATCATCTGCAATAACTGATAGAGCGTTTGACTTGGCTCTTTGTATGGCAGCGGTAGGATGTTGTCGCGTATGGTGCCTGACGCCACATCCACGTCACGGAACTCACCCGGACTAATTGGCGTGTCGTCGCCCTTGATGCGCAAGCCTTTGGACTTCATACCACCCGGCAAGTTACTCAGCGTGCCCGCATCCACCAGTTGGCGCATGATGGAAGTAGCTGCCTTGGCATAGCCACCGATTAAATGGATAAAGCCGAACCCATAAAATCCAAAACCGGGGACGTAGACATAATGGACAAAGTGGTTGCGCTTTAACTTAAGCACGTCATCCTCGTACCAGTTTCTACGAATGGACAGAATAGTACCGGTGCCCTTCTCTATAGTAACGACGTAAGGCAACGCTATGCCTGTAGGCTCGTCGTCTTTATCTGTGTCCTCGTAACCCGGCAGGTCCAACTCGACGTGCATCTCCAAGAGGCGGAACCGGTCATCTATGTTGCTTGTGTAACCTTGCTCGCGTTCTTTCTCTTTCTCGATGTCGTCCGGTGTGTTCTGCGGCTCACCCAACTCCACGTCACGATAGAAGCCAGCGACTTGCAGCTTTCTCACCTCGTTGGGGGTCTTGCGCATCACGTGCGTTACGCGCCCTGCTGTCTCCAGACTTGCTGCACCGTAAGGCACAACCATATCTTCAGCCGGAATAAA